TCAATTTGCGAGTAATCTTGCTCTTTTATCTTCCATCCAGGTCTAGCTTCAATCAAATTCCTTACATTTTTATCCTGGGGAATCTGCTGTCATATTGTTACCCTAGAGGCTCTTTATCCTCTAGTTCTTACAGTTTATCATCCTGTAAGCTCAGACTATATCTTCATCCTATATAACGATAATACTTATCTAAAAATCTAAACTGTTCATATCCTTTGTAAACCCAATCAAGAAATAACTTACTATCACGTTTGACCATCTCTATCTTCCAATATTTTCTATCAGGCTTTACAACTGTGTTTGTACCTATAGTATTGTTTAGATATTCTGACATACTTAATAAAAAGTCTTTGTTTGTAATAGTTATCCTGAATATTTTTGTCAGTTTAATGTTACCATCTCCATCTAGTAAACCTCTAAAGTACATTCTTGCACAGTCTTCATCATAAAAGCTATCAGGAAACTTGTTATGCACCTTACCTAAAGGAGATATTCCTGCAACCCTAAGAGCTTTCATTAAGTATTTAGATGTTATAGATAGATCATAGCACTCTCTGTATAGTTTAATTTCACCAGTAAACTCAAAATAGTCTTTAAGATTGTTGAATACCTTATCACATCCTAGGTTCTTACATCTAAGTGATACTCTAGGTACTCTCTTATCCATATAACCATCTGTGGCTATAAGACCTAAGAAGTAGTTAAACACAGGGGAGGTAAAATCTACCTTATCATTGTTAATAATGTATTTAATGTTACCTCTTTTTAGGTTATACCTCTTTAAGTACTGTTCGATTGTACTGACACTAACATTGCACTCTTGTGCAATAAATTTTACAGGTTTTCTTTCGTCTATGAACCTTCTTTTTAGATATTTTTTATCTTTATACATAAGTCCTCCAAAGGTAATTGTTGAAACAATTATAACACTTACCTTAACTTATGTCAATAGGAGCTACGCACTCGTGGGTATTTCTTCTGTTCTAGATTACTTTACCTAGTCGTTGCACCTTCCTTATATCCCTATAAGGCTTGGCTCAGGATTGCCCACTTAGCGAAGGGTTTCCCTGAGTTCACGTAGTTTATTTTGACACCTTACGGTGAAAGAACACTCAGCAATAGCTAATGTTCGGATTAGAGCAGGTAGTTCTTCCTGTACGTGCTGTAATGTTAAAGCTAGGATAGATCCTATCATTTACTTGAATTTCTTCCCAAGATTTAATAAAAGTTTCTAGCTTAGTCAACCTGCGATACTCTAGCAGATCATCTACTACAGGATTACCCACATAGTTTACTAGCACATCACTGCTTACTGATGGAACTCCCTTAGCTGTTTTCTCAATAGCCTTAAGCCCTACACCATAGCCAATAATCACAGGGGCGTAGTTGTGTTTAAGCTTAACCTTAATATCATACAGGTGAGGATTCTTTTCCTTCCACTCATTCATGAACAGTGTAGCTCCCTTACGTGTGTCAAACTCACCTCTATATATTATATCATTCATGAAGGAGTATTCAAGCACTTCATAAGTGTTAGGTAGCTTCTCACCTTTCTCATCAAACACAGGAACATCCTTATCTGTGAAGAGGATCTTAGCTACCTGTGCTGTAGAGTTCCAGTTAATGTTCCCTACTGTGAGTAGTCTTTCAAGAATAGGCTTATACTGTTCCTGAAGCTTCTTAGCTATCTCATGCCGTCTAGGACTGATAGGCATACCATTCTTCTCAACTTCAAGGTAAGCACTGTAGGCTCTCATTTCATGCTTGTAGACTTTCTCAAGGCTATAGATCTTAAGCTTTTTCTTAAAGATCTTAACCAGCTCCATAGGATAATACACATCATCCAAGCCATAAGCTTTAAACTTCTCTGTGATCTTTCCTGTCTTAGCTTCTTTTGAGATATCATAGTCTACCTTAAAGTACTTCTTAACTAAAGGCTTAAGTCCAAGCTCTTCTTCACCACACACATGAGCCATTACTAGAGTATCAACCCACAGCTTCAACTCAATCCCTGTCTTAACATACAGAAAGAGTAAGTCAAACTTTCCATTGTGTGTGACTAGCTTAGCATCCTTAAGCTTAGTAAGAAGCATTAAAGCACGTTTCATTCCCAATTTCTTCCAATCGAAGAACCTACGCACATACTTTCCTTGGTCTACATTTGTAAACCCAATCTGAATTGAAGTAATTTCATCTCTAAACCTATCAAGACCTGTTGTTTCAATATCCAAGCACACAGGATATTTTAGATCAATAGTATTTATCAATATTCATCACTCTTTCTTTAATAATTTCTGTATAGGTTACATTCCTTGTGTTGATTACCTTTTTATCAAAGATAAGGAGACCTCCCAACTCAAAGGTATTTAGACTAGAATAATACATTTCTTTATCTGTGTACTCACAGTCAACAGTTTCACCACCTACAAAATGATATCTTACAACTACTTCCTCACTCATTTTTACCCTTCCTATTTAAAATACCTAAAACAATAGCTCCAATAAAGCCTACTAACCATACAGCACCAATCAGTAGTTCAATAACATCCGATAAAGTTAAAGCAAAAATCATTACAACTTCTCCAAAATTCTATAAAAATCAATAATTCTATTAACTTCTACTAGTTTTCCTGCACTGACTCTTACATGGTTGAAATATCGCATACCACCATCTTTTAAAGATACCTTCAAACATATATTTTTAAATAAATCCACTTCATCAATTAGAATGATCTCAGAAATATTTATAATAAATAGCTGGAATCCTACCTCTTTGTTTTCAAGACCAAGTATTAAAAATTTCATTACAACTAAACCTCATTAACATCCTTGAGGGTATCCCACATACCTCTATCTAAGTAAAGAATAGGTACAACTTTAGACTTCTCTGTTGGGATAGTTTTAAATTCCCACCATTCAGAACCATCATACTCAGCTCTCTCAATCCACCAACCATCTCCAACTAACACAATGTCTGTGGCAACATGTTGAGCACCAAAGCCTGAGTCATAATCTGTCTTCTTAGCTACAATTTCAAAGTTTTCTTTTGTTACCTTGAAGTCGTCTCCTTGGATGTATAGTACATCATCAAAAGTTTTACCATTTTCTTCCAAAAACTCAATAGTTTCTTTCCATAAATTACTCATTATTCTTCCTCCTCATAATCCTCAGGAAATAATTCTTCCATAATCTCAAGAGCAAATTTTTGTCCATCTTTTATAAATTTAATATATTCTTCATCTGATATTATCATTATTCTACCAATTTCGATCATCAATAAATAATGTCTTACAGTCTAAGCAAAGCCTAAGACCAGTAATTTTATCAAAAAGCTGTTCTTTTTTATTATACTCCATTTTACTTCCAAGTAGCCTTCAAGTCACCATAAGGAATACTCTTGTGTAGTCTTCCTTCAGCAATTTCAATAGCTAGTGCCCTTTCTAAAATCTCTTTACGATTCATTTCTTTTCTTAGTTTTTCTTTCTGTGATAGCTTCTTAACTGAAACCTTTTCCTCTTCCTTAGAGGTCACAAAACAGTCTTCAAAAATTGCAGGTATTTCAGGAGATTGTCTCCCTTCATACTTATCATAGTATCTTGCTAGGAGCTGTGATCTTCTTACATCTCCTTTTTTAGTATTCACATAGTACCAGCAAAGATATTCACGCTCTTTCTTGCTAAACACTTCCACCATGTTATCCACAAGGTAAGGAAACAGTATTCGCTTCCCTTCTGCTACTTTCTTAACAGAATAGTAAGCTCCCCCATTCTTGATTTCCTTACCTGTGGCTCTCTTGTGTAGCTCACTTAGGTAAGCACTGATAGACATATCTACACGTCTAAGGTAGGCATCTATCATACTAAAGAATACTCCTGAAAGGTCTTCCCTCTTGCTTGCCTCATCTAGCCAAGTACAGGATCTGTACCATCCACCCTTACTCATTTCTTTTTACCCTTTAGGTTGTACTCAGCATTGAGCTTGTTAATGATAACATCCTGAGCCTTATTCTGCTCAGCAAGCTTCTTAATGTGCTCACCTTGCTTAACTACAATTTTCTTCCATTCATTTTGTGTGTCATCTAGCTTTTTGTCTATACAATATGCAAAACCACACATACTTGCAAGTATAAGAACTACTGAAAACCTTATAAAATTTAGTTTATCATCCATTTCACTTCTCCCTGTTTCTAACACATTTGTACACAAGTACTGTCCAGTATGTAGTCCACATCAAACTTGATAATGATCCAAGGAATTGTTCTACTGTCATTCCTCTACCTCCTCAATCTCAAATCCTGGGCAACTAAACACCCATCCAAAGCCAGCATTTACAAGATCTTTCTTGGTGTGATATAAACGTGTTGTGCTAGACTCTTGATTAAAACCAAAATACCATTTTTCAATAACCCTATCAAATTTAAAACTTTCTGAGCCTTTTTGAACGTTTTTAAGTTTGATAATATACTTCTTCTCTTTCTCAACACTATACCCAAAAAGCTTCATTTTTACCAAAGTTTCTACAGGTTTGTTAGAGGCATCATTCAACCATAAATAGAACTTCTTATTTTTTTCTCTATTAGGTTCATACCTCATCCATTCCCAAAGGCTATACTCAAGATTATCTTTATATTCTTCATACCAATCAGCAATAAATTGATCTACATGAGGCTTATTTAAAATTCTAAATTCTTTTAAGTTATTAATAATATAACCAGTATTAACATCAGCACTATCCTTAGCTAAATTTTCATAATGTTTAATTAAATCATCTAGTTTCATCTTAAATTCTCCAAAATTTTAAAGTCAAGGGGAATTTCACCCCTTGTGTTTTAGTTTTCTTTTTTCTTAAACGCTACTGTAAGGCTTAAAACTGTTAAACCTAACACAGAAAGGGCTACACCTGTTTCTGATCCTGTTTGTGGAAGCATAGGTGCTTTATAAGTTTCTACAGGTGTTTCATGTGAAACTTCACCTTTGTTTTCAACCTTAACTTCTTCCTTCTTAGAATCAACCTTAGGACTTTCTGAAGGTACTTTTGGTTTATCTTCAGGAGTCACAGGAGGAGTCTTAGGATCTTCATGAGGTTTCACAGGTTCTTCAGGAATGTGAAGCTCAGGAATTTCCACAATTGGTGCAGGAGGAAGAACAGGAACGTCTTCGATTGGAAGATAAGGCTTCTCAAGGATAGGAGCAGGAGGCATCAAAGGAATATCTTCAATAGGTAGGTAAGGTTTATCCAAAATAGGTGCTGGTGGCATTAATGGAACATCATTAATGTTCAACTCAGGTTTCTCATACTTAGGAGCATCATTAGGAATCTCCCAAGTAGGTTCAGGTTTATTTTCACCTGAGGCATCACCTTTTCCTCCTACTAGCTGTACATAGCTATATGAGGTAGATCCATCATTTTCTGCTTTCAACTCAATCTTGTTAGTTGGGTTAACACTATCCTTAACAGCGTTCACAAGTTTAGTCTTATAGTTGATGTAGAGCATGTGATCCAAGCGATCCATTTTGATTGTAAATCCATGATCTGATTTACTGATTGACTTAACAAGATCCATAGCAGATCCTTTATCAATCCAAGGATCTAGGCTTTCAATGTTTTTGATCTCAAAATAGTTATCAACTAATTTTTGGTTCTCTGACATTTCGTCAATGATGGTTACGTAGTTAAGAACACGCTTAGCATAGTTAATACGTGCTGTCCAATTAATCACTGTAGGGTCATCTTTGTCTTGACTACCCCACTTGGAAAGGAGCTCATCTTTACCGATCACTTGCTCTTTACCAATCTGTGTAGTCACAAGTGTTCCATTAAAGTTAGCTGTCACAGGTTTACCTGATTGAACCTTGCCAGTCCATGTAGCATCCAATTTCAAACTCATTTGTTTGTTCAAAGGATGACTAGCAAAGTAGTTATTGAACACTGTAGTTACAGTATTATTTTCTGCATCAGTAGTAGCCTTACCTACAACTTGCTTGTCAGGATTATACACGTCAAAGTCAAAGCTAGTTTGAAATTTTACTTCTTCAGGTAAAGTAAACTTAACTTTGTCACCTTCATTGATAGCCATATTATCATCAAAGTGGATATTTTTATATTCCACAGAGAATGGTTGATACTTCCCTGTACCGTTTGATTGATCCACTACTACCTCAGGATTCTTTACAGTAATCTCTGTGCCTTCTTTTGTGATCTCTGTGGGCTGTTTAGTTTCAGTGGTATTGTTCCCCTCTGAGTTGGTTACAAGAGCTGTAGTAGCTTCCTGTGAGCTTACAGGGCTATCCTGAGAGTCAGCTTTAGCATTGTTAGCAAGTGCAAGTGTAGCTAGAGAAGCTACTGTTAAAATTGCCACTTTGTTAGTTTTCATTTTTATTTTACCTTTCTTTCTACTGTCACAATAGTATCATTGTGATGTCCACCATGAGGAACTAGCAAGATTCTAGTTATTTCAAAACCATACTTCTTACCAATTCCTCCACTATTCCATCCAAAAGAGATAACTTTTCCTCCTACTTTAACAATCCTTGCAATCTCTTTCTTTTGGTTAGCCCAAAAAGATGATTGTGTTGTTTTGCTATCCACAGGGAGTCCTACCCCTTTGTAACATTCTGATACCTGCCTATTAGAATAGGGAGGATCATATAAAACACCATCTAAAGAACTATCAGGGAACATTTTGAGGAAGTCAAGAGCATCCTTGTGATAATCTGTGTCAAATTCTTCACTGAGATCATTTGTTATTTCAGCTACTTTTGAACCATTTGCAAAGGGATCAATCCACTTTCCTTCAGTCTTCTCTTCTTCAATTAATTCCTTAATAGGTTTAATAGAAAAGGTATTCTTTGAAGGCATAGACCATACACGATCAAATTTCATTCTCAAAGTCCTCCTTTTCTTTTTTGGTAAGTCTTGTTAGTTCCATTTTATCAAGCTCATACCCTGAATCATCATTTCTCTTATAAGCTTTACAGCCCATGTTATCATCAACCACAAGATCATATACATCTCCTGATTTATGGTTTCTAAAGTAAGTAACCATCCTTGATGAATTATTGGATTGTCGCTGTAGAAGAATCATTGACTCATACCATCCCTCAATAAATGCAGAACCATACATATCTGAGGTTTGAATCTTAGCACCCCTTTCAAGTTTCCTTGAGTGGTGTACTAACATGATAGAGCAGTTAGTCTTCTTGCTCAGGTTTGATAGCATTTCAAGCCTTAGGACAATATCCTTATGCTTGTTAATATCTCCTGAACCAAAAAGTAGATACATAGGATCAATGATTAGGAGCTTAACCCCTAACTCTAGGATGCTATCCTTGAGCTTGTAAATATGATCCATAGTGATATTGTCATCCACAAAGTAGATAGGCAATTCTATTTCACCTGTGATTGAATATATCTTGTGCTGTTCCATTGATAAGTTATTCTCACCTTGGATGATTAATACAGCACCTTGTTTCACTTCCCTTCCATCAAAAGGTTTTCCTGTAGCTACAGCACAGGCTAGATTAAGAGTAAGAGTTGACTTGAAGGACTTAGAAGGTGCTCCAATAACACCAACTGAGTTATTCTCCCACAAGTCTTCAATTAACCAAAAGTCCGTAGGATCAAAAGGCTCAATCTCATCAACACGCTTGATATTGACTTTACCCTTCTGTGGTTTCTTACCTCTTAACTCAGTATCTTCAAGCCTTACAATTCCTTTAGGAGCTTTACTTAACCGCTTCAGTGAGGCTCTATCTTCAAGCTCTTCTTCAATTTCTTTAGCTTCAGCCTCAACCTTAGCATAAACTCTATTTACTTCAGAATCTACATTCTTTTCTGTGAACTTAGCCATTGAATCAGGAGCATTTAGAAGCACAAATTTCACTTCTTCCTTGCTTGCTCCATTGATAAACATTTTGCTTTCAATGTTCCAAGCCCATTCTGATCTATCTGATCCTAAAATTCTTTCATATTCCTGCTTAACAGAATATTCAAGCAGTAGCTCTTCTAGATCATACTCTTTGTATTCTATAGGCTCATTATCAACTACCACACTTTCTGTGATATCTACATCTTTCAGATGCTTGATAATTTCACGCTTCCTGTACACAGTGCCTTTTCCTTGCATCCCTGATACATTAAAAGTACTAGCATACTTGTGGTTTCTTGTTCCTGGAATACGGTATAAATGCACAATATCATTTCCACAAGGATCAAAGTTGTATTTTTTAATAAGCTTTCTACAAATGATCTCTTGCTCTTGTGGAGTTACTTTATTATCTAAAACCCAAACACCTTGAAATTTTCCTGGGCTTGTTTCCCAATAATAAGAAGGTGGAAGGTCTTCAGGAATAGGTACTCCGTCAATATCCTGTGCAATGATAAAGCTATCTTTTGCTTTAACTTTTTTACGATCTCCTCCCTCACAAGGAGTAAAGCAGATATAGAGATCATATTTATCCCTTAAGGCTTTAACCTGTGAAGGAATAAGTTTAATTTTATAGTGAAATTGCTCAAAATCTCTAGCAAATACATTCTCAGGATGCTTTTGGTTGTAGAATGTTTTATTCACAGCAAAAGGTATCAAGTCATCTTCTGTATAGTTTCTTCTCAGAAGATCCAAAAATTCTTTGCTCATTTACTCAAGTAACCTCCAATTTATCACAGGTTTGAATTTAAACCTTTCAGGCATATAACCTAACATAGCATTATAAGCATCCCAATAAACATCACCCAATCTTGAGGAGGCTTCATCTAGGTAACTTATTACTGATTTAACAAATCTTTTAGACTTTCCTTTTACAATTTCTAAAAGTTTAAAATTAACTTTGTAGATAGAATCATCAAGATCATGTACAGAATTACACAAGCATTTATCCTTATTAACTTCAATCAATCTAAAGTATCTTTCATCTGATGTTTTCTCAGTGATGAACCCTAGCACAGTGAGCTGGTCAAGAGCTTTATAGATAGTTCTACGATCTTTAATGCTTGTCATCTCCATCACGTTTTGTGTGTTCAGATACTGTTTGCTAGGCATACCTAGATAAATATAGCTTGACCACAGGAAAGCAAGCACTAAGGCTGTTTTCAGGCTCATTCCGTAAAGCATAACCCATCCAAGGTTAAGATTTAGATAATCTTTAGGCTTTCCATTTTCATCATAACTAAAACTATCATAGTAAAGGCTAGTATTTACTTTATAGTTTCTTTTTCCTGCAAACTTAGCTCCTTCATAGCTTAAAAGGTAACTTTTATTCTCAGCAAGTCCTAGATCTACTAGATTATTAAGATATCTTGTTAACTGTGATGAAGACACAGGAAAAACCTCTTGCAATGTCTCAGTACTATAGTTGAATGTCATAATTTCATCCTTTGTGTGGCTAGCACAGAAGGCATAAAAGATACATTCATTGATTGAGTTGAAAGGATTATCATGCAAAAGGTTTATAGGAATTTTAATATACATTAACATTTTCTCCTAACATTTATTTTTCCATTCTTTTAGTGTAACCCTATTTTAGCACAATGAATTTTAAAAAGCAACACTTTTCTTTAAAATTTTTAAATTTATTTTCCTAGTTTCCTAGTAGTTATATACATAGTAGTTAAGTAACTATATATTATATAAATAAAGTATAATTATATATATAAATCATTAATGCTCAGATAAAATAAGGTTAGTAAAACCCATCTATGCTCAGATAAAGAATTTCAATTAAATATCACAAATTTGTAAATTTTAGGTTTATCCTGTTGACAATTTTACATCTTGTGATATAATCATATTATAGCTCCTGACAGCTATATTCCGTTTTTTAAAGTGTAATGAAAGAGATCTTCAATGAGGAAGGTCTTTTTCTTTTTACCTAACCTCCTAAAATATGAAAGCAATCATCTGCATCAAGGTACAATCCTGAAAGAATCTCAGCTGTACCAAATTTCTTGTATTTACTATCCTGTGATGTATTGGCATAGAAACGTATTCCTACATCTTCTAGCTCTCCTGTGTTTATACACATTCCCTCAATTTCTTTAAAATCCTCAAATTTTAAGTAAAAGACAAAACACATCATTGCTATTGTGAAAGAATAAGCACTTTTAGCCATCTCTCCACTTCCAAAATTTGTGTATGTTCCTGAAAAGGCTATATCTTCACCTTCCTGATAGTAATAAATACGTGTGGAAGGTATTAGGTTATATTCTTCATCTAAACAGTAAAATTTCAGCATTTTATAACCTACATCATCTAAAATTTTAGGAGTATCACTTCCTGTTTTCCTTTCAGCATGACAAGAACCACAGAAAGCCCACTTTTTAGAAATATCTTCAATTTTATCATCAAAATAATCATAAATTAAGGTTCTGTAGTGATAACCCCTATGAAAATTAGGCTTACCTGTTAGGTAGTTATCAAACCATGCTTTCACTTCTCCCCAGATCTTCAAATGATCCTCTTTAAAGGCTATATTTTGGCTTGTAAGCTGTTTTTTAAGGCTGGGGGTATTATTCCCTTCCTCATACTCAAAACCGCTGTAGTAGCTCTCTAAAAGCACCTTAAACGTGATATTTTCATATCTATCATTAAAGGAACGGTTTCTAAATAAATGATGTGCTTTATCTTCAGCCTCACCTCTCTTATATTCTAACAGCTGTGCTTTAATATCCCCTAAAGGACTAAAATGCACAAGATTAGGATAGATAACATCTTTTCCATAAGCATTTAATATTTCATTTGTGTATTTATCCTCAATAAACCTACTAACTTCCCTGTAAGAGTAGCTTAAAGCGTCTATAATACCTTCATCTTTAACTTTTCCAACTAATCTAGTTTTAATAATAAAGTCACACAGGGGATCTATATAAGGCTTTCCTAGTGACTCTTTTAAGGCTCTTTTTTGTATTTCCTGTAAAGGTTTAAAGTATTTATAACCTTTCAACTCATCAGGATTTAGATTTTCCTGTAAGTATTTCAGCGTTTCTGAATAACTTCTCTTGATTTTAACTTTATTCATATAGACTTAACCCCCTTACTCCTATTAGGGCATTATCTAAATAGAATTTTCTTCCTGTGATAAGTACCCCTTTAGTGATACCTTTTTTCTTTAATGCTTCCGCTGTGATTTTACTCACTATGATATATTGATTATTTTCTATTAAGCTTTTAATCACAGGTAATGGATCTGTGATAGTATAATCAATAATATCAATAGGTACTCCCTCAAGTTCCTTGATAGTTTTGTAGCTTGTATATGCTCTTAGGGTAAGCTTGCTTTTTGGAATAATTTTGTAAACGCCACCCTTATGATCACATATATTGATATTGTGACCTGTTAAGTTAATCATCTAATCCCCCTAGATAAAATTTTAAGTTTTCAGGAATAAGAAGAGGCTGGAAAGTACCTGCATTGATGTATTTCAGCCTTACTTCTTCCCCTAGTTTGTTCAAAATAAAGTAGTCATGATTATTTTCATAAGCTCTTATCAAAATAATCTTGTCACCTTTCTCTAACCAATCCCATGACTCCCCAAGGATATAAACCCCTAGGAAGTCAATATAAGGAGCATGAAAGTAGCTATTTTGCTCAATGAATTGTATAACCTTATCTACTGTTTCCTGGATCATAACTTGTGAGCCTCACTTGTGATATCAACGAAAGTCCATAGAACATATACAGCACAGTAGAAGAGAAGGAACAAGCGGAAAGAGTAGTCTAATACAGGATGTAATGCAATAGAAAAGATTACAAAGACATTTGAGTAGTAAATAAATAGTTTTTTAAAATTAAGTTTGCGTTTTTTAGTGTTTTTCATTTTTTAATTCTCCTTGATTAGTTTTTCAATTAGTTTTGCTGTTTCCCACTTATCAGTGGTACTATAAAATTTTCCTTTATGGAAAAATCCTTCATAAATATCCCAAAAGTGATGATTAAGCGTAAAGACCAACTTTGAGAAAATTTGGTAAAAGCTCTCAGTTTTATCTAGTGTTATAACAGCTTCCTTAGTACCTCCAACAAGGTAAATACAAGCTTTCTTTTTATAAATAATTAATCTTAACATTTTAAATTTCTCCTATGATTTTAATTTATTGTATCTTTATCAGTGTAGTAAATATCACCTATTTTATAAAGGTCATAATCACTTGGATGAACGTGTATTTTGTGTTCTTTTTGTGTTTGAGAATCCCACAAGATGAATTGTAAGTATTCTCCATCATCAGTTTTCCCTACAATCTCACAGTCTGAGGGGTTAGGGTTTTTCACTACCTTTTCTTGTTTTTCCTTCTCTAATCTATCATAGACATTAGACAAGTCGTTACCAGCTTTGAAAATGAACATGATAGAGATTGAACTGAAGAAAATTCCTATGTATAGTATGTTTAGTAAGATTCTATTAAATTTTTCCATGATATGTCTTTCCAATTATAGATAACTTCCAAATATTTTCGGCTACTGTAACAACTAACTTGCTCTTTTTGGCTTCTGACCAAATAACAAGTTTGTATTCTTCCTTTTCAATATAAGCGTCTAGAATCTGCTTATCTTTAAGTGTGTAGTTTTGAACAAATTCCTGCTTTTCTTGCTCTTTTTGTGTAAAAGTGGTTACTTTTGCAAGTGTGTAGATATTTAAACCTAACACACAAGCTAGTAGAATAGTAAATAATGCTTTTTTCATTGTTTTTCTCCTTAAATGATGAAGTCTGTAAGCTCTTTTTTACCTACAAATTGGACTTTTGTAACAAATTGATCTGTAGAAGGTTTGTAGCTAACATAGAAGTCATTTCGTCCACAATAGTTAAATAATTGTACAAGTGCATCACGGTCACTTTTACTTTGTCCATAGATATGAGCTACTAGTGGGAAAGTACTGAATTGTTCTAATGTAACAATATTAGTTCCCCAATGATCCAACTCAAATACATCTGTATCTTTGTTGTAACGTGCTTGCCATTGACTTTCTAATGGTCCTACATACCCATAATCATGCATACGTCCGTTTTTGTTTGCATATCCTTTTTTGTGTGCTTTTTCAATGATATTTTGTAGTGTTTTAGACATTTTTATTTTCTCCTAGATTTTATAATTTAAATTAAAGTGTAACCGTTGTTTCCAAGTTACCAAGGCGATTTAGTATTTTATCAAATTATGTTATACCATTCCTCATCAGTCATTTCATGGTAGCCTCTAGCTTCCATTTGATCTCTCATTTTTCGGATATCTCTTTGTAACATATTCATTGAATGAATATATTCAGCCTTATGAAGACTCACCACAGTGCTGTGTGATTGTCCATAGAAGTAAGTATCATTCTCATGGTCAATCATGATAAACAAACGATATCCGTAAGTACTCATCTTTGAAGCGAAAAGTTCTGCATTGTTGTAATTGAATTTGTAGTCCATTTTGACTACCTCCTTAAGATTTTAATAGTGAGATAATAGAGCTTTGCTCAATTTTTGGCTTGTCTCACAAGTCCTATGCTCCTTATCCTAAAGAAGGTAGTAACTTGAATATTGATAGCTCCTAGGTTGTATCTCTCTCAACCTTATGTATTAATTATAACAGGTCTGAAAGAAAAAGTCAACCCTTTTTTAACAAAATTTTTAATTTATTTTAAAATTTTTTAGCTTTTTAGTAATTATATTTTTAATTTTATCTATTCATAATTAGAAAGTGAGTGAGCAAGAAAGAGGAAGAAAGAAAGAAGAAAAGAAAGTAAGTTATAGCTTGTAAAGTAAACCCCTTTTTGATATAATGATAGTAAAGAAATAATCATTAAGGAGAATGAAACTAATGGTAAAGATAATAGAGATATCTAATAATCACAATCAATCAATCAGGATTGAAGGAAACAAGCTTACATATAAGGAAGGTAGAAAGAAGAGGACTTCTGTACTCTACTCTTATATGGTAGATGAAGAAGACCTTATACTTATTACAGGAGGTAATAGCTATCAAGTTATTATTGATAATGCTCCTATGTACAGTAGACATATTAAACAGGCTCTTAGAGGACTAGAGGGTGATAAGGTAGTAATGTTTAGTGAGTATAGTATTAGAAAGCGTTGGGAGGATTAAGGCAATCATTTAATGGTTGCTTTTTTGTATGGATGGATGAGAGGGTAGATAGTACAGTAAGGATAGGGTAAGGAATGGGTAGAATGGGTGGAAAATGCATATTTTATTCATTTTATTCATTTTTTGCATATTTTTCTAAAAGCTAGCAAGGAAAGGAAAGAAAAGGGTTGAAAGGAGGTTGTTAAAAATAGAAAAATGTTAGGTCGATTAAAAAATGAGGAGGCAGGGAGGGGGGCTTGATTTACCTATTCACCAATATAAAATAGTAGTTAAAAACAGGGTTGAAACTAGTCCAATCCCTTGAGGTTACTTACCTATTCACCTCTGTTAAAACAAGGTTACTTTCATTACATTCCTCCATAGCCAACCCTCTTTCATTATTACAAAAGAAGGTTGAAAATTACCTTCTTAAAAATACCAGCATAAATTTTTAAGGTTAAATTAGGGTTGATTAAGCAAACTTGTTTGCTACCTAGGTAAAATAAAAAGGGTAACTTAAATGTTACCCAGGTAGATTAGAAGGAAGGAGTTCCTTCAGTTTCCTTTAAAAATTTACTATGACTAATTGCTATTGACCTCTCAGGATTAGCATGACCCTTCTCACCATAGAAAGGATTGGCTATATGCTTCTCAAGGCTAAGGATTAAGGAGTTAAAGATAAATCTCCTTGTGTCCATTCCTGCTTTGCTACAGATTAATTCCATACGAGGTGTTACTGTGTCAGACTTAATGCTAAAGCATGAATAATACTCAATAGGAGTAAGCTTGTAGAGGCTTAACCATTCATCTAAGGTCTGAAGCTTATCCTTCATGATGACTTTCCTTGTGACCATCTTTGTGAAGTTAGCGTTGAATCTAAACTTAGCTGTGAAGTCCTCTGTGGTAAAGTAGCGGTTAAGGTAGCGTGAGTAGCGGTCTCTGTATCTATCCATCCTCTTTGTGCTTAAGGCTACAAACTTACCATAAGCTCTAGGGCTAATTACTTTCTTGAAGAAAAGCATCTCCTGTGAAGTTCTAGGCATAAACTTCTTGTGATCTAAGCTAAGGAAAAATCTAAAAGGAATAGGATTGTAATATTCATAATCCTCAATGCTTACTCTGTGGAAGTAGTTATACTTAGCACTATAGAGGAAGTTGGCTACTGCTTGTGCACCATTTTCTTTATACACAAGATCAACCAATTCCATGCCTTTGTAAGTCATGCTCATTAGGTCAAAATAAAGCTTTCCTAGCTCACTGTGGCTTAGCTCTTCTGTGCACAGGTGATAGTAGTCTCTAAGAGGGCTTCTAGAGTATTTTATCTCTGTGATTTCCTTACCATAGTGCAATTTCACAAGGTCTTTAACATTCTGCTTTAGGCTTCCATTGGCTACTCTCTTACCTTCCAATTCCACAGAAGCTTGAAAGTATTCTTCTGAGATGATGTTGTTTCCTGGATGTCTATCTTTACTGAAGTAGAGGTTAAAAATTTTACTGTACATTTATATACTCCTTTGGCTAGTAAAAATAATTTTAGCACTTTAGTGGATTATAGTCAATAGGTAAAATAATAAAGTTTTCCTAAAATATCTATCTGAGCATAAATGATTTATATATATAATTTATTACTTAACTACTTAGTTACTAAGTTACTAGGTTACTAAGTTAGAAGTTAAGTAGTTACTAAGATATTAATCTAAGCATTAATGATTTATATATATAATATAACTTACTAACTATACTACTTAGTTACTTAGTAGTTAAGTACTTAAGTATTAATCATTAAGTATTAAGGTTAAGTAAGTTAATTATATATGTGAATCATTTATGTACAGATAAAACACAAAAGGGTTGTTGACAGAATTTCACTCTTGTGCTAAAATCATTAGCATGAAAATTCTAAGTTTAGATCTAAGCACAAAAAGTTCAGGATATGCAGTTTTTGAAGATGAAAAATTAATTGATTATGGTGTGATTAAAAGCACAGACAAAGACCTCCTTGCAAGAGGAAACTACATGGCAGAGTTTGTGAGATTACTCTGTGAGAAATATGGCAAGTTTGATCTTGTGGGAATTGAAGAGCTAAAAATTTTAAGCAATCAGGCAACTCTTGTGAAATTAGCACAGGTGCAAGGTATGGTTTTAAGAGAGCTTAAGGATCAAGAGGTTAAGTTTGTATTCCCAACTGTGTGGAGAAAAGAATTTAAGCTAAACGGTAAAAGAGCTGATGCTAAAGCTAAGGCTATTGAGCTTTGTAAAGAGCTAGGTTATGAAGTTGAATGTGATGATGATGCAGAAGCAATACTTTTAGGAATTTATTTCCAAAAAGGGGTTGACAAGGAAACCCTAATCTGATATACTAATTATCAGGCACACCTATTCCTTTCTGTGTGCTAGGATAGATTGCTCATTGTGAGCGGTGTTTTGTTCCACGGTGAGAGGTTTTTGTTGATATTTTTCCCTCTCACCTCCCTCTGCCCTTGTAGCCAAGTGGTCAAAGGCATGGCTCTGCAAAAGCTTGATCGCAGGTTCAAATCCTGTCAGGGGCTTGTCATGATTGGTATTCATGTCTCCTATGGGGTATCTACCCCTCTGCATCCTTGGTCTAATGGATATGACAGAGGTCTTCTAAACCTTTAATACAGGTTCGATTCCTGTAGGGTGCATATCAAATTTTGGAGGTTTGCTAGTATGGCTAGAACTGGTAAACTTTACTCTGAAACAATGCGAGAACTCAGTCTTTTGGATGAGGACTCACTGAAGCTTTATCAAATGCGTTGGGGGCTAGTAGACGTAGATGAAGTTCTTGTGAGTAAGATAGGCTTTGAGGTTTATAACTCAATTCCTCCTGCAACTCCTGTGGCTAAAAATGCTATGCTTCAAATTATGGCTAGTTTTGAAGATAACTATGAGCGTAAGGAGTGGGCTGATCGTATTGAGGGTAAAGCAACTCAAACTACTGTTAATGTCAACCACGATACCAAGGATGGTGTTGAGGAGCTTAAGAATTATACTAAAGCTAAGCTTGATGAGTTGTTTGGAGATATGAATGACTAAGAAGAACCCTAGAAATAAGGTTTTTGATAGCTATTATCCTGATCTTTTGGTTTTATTAGAGACATTTGCATCCTCAGTGATCTATGATGGTGATTATTTGACTGCTGAAGATGCTGTCATTGACTACCTTGTGGATATGTACTCTTCGACATTCCTAGATGAGATTGATTACATCTTGGATGCCTTAGGGTACAATATCTATCCACAGGATCTAATAAACCTGAGAAATGGTGTTGATACTTCTTCTTTTGTGAGAAGTAATCGTGGAAGACTGAGAGAGATTCTTGATGGTCATGTAAAAGACCTTAAGAAGCTTGTGAATGAAAACAAGGACACTCAGAGCAAAGAAGATATCTTCCAGTCCTATTGGTCTAACATTGACCGTCTTGCTTTAAGTGAGACACAGATGGGAATTGAGAAAGCTTCTGTGCAAAGCGCTAAACTCTTTGGAGACATCACAGGTGAACAGCTCATGAAAACATGGAACGCTGTAGGTGATAAGCGAACATGCCCTATCTGTAAGGCTATGGATGGTTTGACCATTCCTGTGGATGAAAGCTTCCAGGCTGTAGCTCCTTCAGTTCAGATCTCAGAAAGTCTTGATTACACAGGAGGAGATACTGTTTATGCACATCCAAGATGCAGATGTTGGGTTACTTACTCAAAAGCGTAAGGTTTTATCCAACAAGGAGAAGCTATCAATCCTTTTGGATCAAGTAACTCCACAGGATCAACTTAAAGATGCTGTGAAGGGGAAAATACCAAAACACTTTAAGCGAAATACCATTCGTGAGAGGTTTGGTTTAGAAAAAGAATTAGAATATTACAAGCTTGGGTTCACCACAGCATTATCTGAGTTTAACTTAGAGCTATGGTGGTCTCAAGCTGTGCAATTTGGAGCGTTCCTTAGTGGAGACTTCAAAACAGGATACTGTGTGGCTACTCCTCGGTATGGTAAGTCCTTCCTCTGTGGCATTATGTCAAACCATTTTGCCTATGAAGGTGAGAACTGCTATGCTGTAGGATCAACACAAGAGTATTCAGGAATTATCATCCAGCATGCTAGGGAAATTCTAGTGAACGCTCACCCTGATGTGAAGGCTATGTTGTCCTTTGATGAAAAGGATGTCACCTCAGTGGATAAGCGACTAAAGCGTGGTTTATCATCATTCTCTAGTGAAGGGTTCACATTCAGAAATGGTGGTAAGTTAGAGGGTCTATCCGCAGGTAGTAACTACACTGATCCATCTAAAATCCACGTTATTGGTCGTGGAGGAAACATGTTTGGGGATGAAGCTTCTGACATCTCACCTATTGCCCTTGGTCACATGGGTCGTAGAGAATTTGAGTCAGATGATGGTCGTAAGTTGATTATGTACCTAATCTCTAACCCACGGTCATTGAATAGTTTTTATGACTTCATGACCAATGAAGACCTTGCTGATGATGAATTTGTTATGTGGCTGGATGTGGTTACAGCAATGGAGGAGGGAAGCATCAGGTACACCAAGGATGAGTTGATGAGATCTCAGTTCACAATTACAGAAGATTCTATTCGAGAAAACCTTCTGTGTGAGTTCCCTACTGAGAGATCTTCATTCTTTGATGCCTCACCTGATATTCTTGATGATTTTGACATGAAAGCAGAAGGCTTGGAGTTCTTCCTTGGAGTGGATAGTGCCTATAAAGGTGCGGACTCTATTCAGGTTACTATCTCTTCTGTGGACAAGTCTAATCACTTCACAGCTATTGATACAATGGACATTAAGCCTAAAGAGTGGATTGATGGTGTCACAGCTATTGAAATTGTCAATAAGATTGTGACCATTGCCAATCAACTCAATGTGAAAGCTATCGGCATAGATGCTGGTGGTGGAGCACACATTGTACAGCCTCTCAAGATGAGAAGGTTGTCAGGACAGCTTAAATGCCCTGTGTATGACATCAACTTTGGTGGTAAACCTACTGAGATTAAGATCATTGGTAAAGATCCTAGTGCTGAATATGCTTTCAACAGAAGGGCTGAAATGCACCTAATGCTGAGAGGTATGATGGAAGCACAAAGGGTTTCATTCGTGAGAAAAGTCTGGGATGCTATTTCAAGGCAGATGTCATTTGTGTCTGAGGTTCAAAGACCTGAGGACAGAAAAGTTAAGATCAGACCTAAGGCAGAGATCAAGAAGCTACTCAGACAGTCTCCTGACGAACTGGATAGTGTATTGCTTTCTCTCCATGTGGCTGAGCTTTATTACTTAGGAGGGTCATAATGACTTGTGGAAAGTGTAAGAAAGATGACTGTGGAGGTCAATGTGCAATGGATAGGCACTTCCTTGCTGACTACAAGGACAGACTGATCTATTCAAGTACAGGGTTCAGAGGAACATCTATCAATGAAAACCTAGAAGAGATTGAGCAACTGGCTCTTGATCTTCCTGATGTTGATTACATCCTAGATAACATTGTTAATTACATGTTCACCAACTACCTGACTACAGATAACTTTGAAAAAGATGAGGATCTTAGAAAGTATCTTTATGGTCATAACTTTAATGGTCAAAGAAACTATGATGTACTTAAGCAGGTAGCTAAAGGATATAGAAAATATGGTTACTATGGTATTCTTGCCACAAAAGATGGTCTTGTAGGTATTCACCCTAAGGATATCCTTGCTTGTGTTATTGACTACCCTAAGATACCTGTGTTAAGACAAAACTTGACTTACCTTATCAAGAAGAGTGACTACTACAGAACTCCTTATGTACAGAAAACAGGAAACCCTAGAGTAGCAACTGACTACTCAGAGGATGACATCAAAGAAATTATCAAAGACCCTGAAAAGTACAAGAATGATGTAATGGTAGTTACTAGTGATGAGTTCGCTTGTGTCAGACTAGATACATCACAGGTATTCTGTATGAGTCCTTTGCTTAAGGATAGAAAGCGTGTTGAGCTTATTCTTAATATCCTTAACCGTATGAACTATGATATCTCAAGAAATGGTATTGGTACTATTGCTTTACAAGCTAAAGATACCTTGGAAGAGCAGATTGAGGAGAGCGTAGAGCAAGGATCTGCTTTCTCTAGTGGAGAGCTACTTGACATGGGTAGAACTGCTAAGGCAGAACGTACTCAGAAGATTGTTGAGGACATGAACGCCTTTGCTGAGAAGCTTTCTGAGACTGAGTTCAATGATGCTATTGTGTACTCAGGAAACTTCCAAAACCTAGAACAGCTTGAGCGTGATACTAAAGCAACTGACTTCCTGGACTACCTTTCACAGTATGTTCCAGCTATTATCTGTCAGATGTTTGGAGTTCCAGCTAGACTGTTTGACTTGAATAAGACAGTATCAAACATTGGTACTTACAGTATCATTGACAATGCTATGAAGAACACAATCATTCCAATGCGAGATCACTTCCTTGGACAGATTGTTCACTTGCTTCAACATGCTACTGGATTGAAAGAGCATATTAAGTTTGATAGTTATGAGTTTACTAACAGCTACAACTACAATAATGACCTTTACATCCTTGATGTTTATGATAGACTGAAAGTTATTGATGAACGGATGGCTGAGGCTTACTTATCTAAAAACCTAATCGTGTAAGGAGTATATAATGTCAGACAAGATTATGTCTATTGAAGAGCTTGCTAAAATGCAGGAGAAAGTCATTGATGCAACTAAATCAGACGCACCTGTGGCTATTGAAACACCTACCACAAGTGTTGTGAATGGTGATCCTTCTAAGGTTCAATCTATTGATCCTAAGAACTACACAGTGGAGTTATGGCTTCCTGTGACAAGTGCTACACCTGCAACTGCTGAGAGAGTAATGGATGGTACAGCATATAAACAATTTGTAAATGCTGACCAAAAATTCATTACAGCACGAATTGCACGTAAGGTACGTAACTATGCTTCAGTAATCACTATGGCATTTACAAAATTCAATGAAGATGGAGACTCAGAGATCTACACTGTGGATGATCTGCTTAAAGTCTATGAAGTCTTTGATGATGATGTGATTGACGCTTGTGAGAAGCTTGTAGGTACTGTCCTTGGTATTCCTGATCACTTGATGCAATATATCACTGATACTTCATTGATTGAGACTTGCACAAAGATCATCAATAACAACCCTTCATTTTTTCAAGCTGGTTAGTTATCTAATTCGATACAACTGGGCTTGGGTTAATGGAAAGATAAAAGAGAGAGATGACTACCGTGGACTTGCTTATGAGGACATGGTAGCTATCAACCTTGATGACATAGAGGAAAAAGTCCTTGCTGTGGTTAAAGAATACAGAATGGACTACCAATATGTAGCAGATCAGATGTACTACCCTGATGTGACTGTGTATTATGCTAAGATGGTCAATAACAAAGCTTTTAGTAGCTACAATGACTATCTTAATATGGATGAAGAGTCTAAAGGTAAGTATGTTACTGATTGGGGAGTTCCTGAACCTTATGAGTATGAACTCCTAACACCTGAGAAGCAACAAAAGGCTATTGAAGCTAAAGATAAACCTAGTACAAACTCCTTGAAGGATATGTACAGGCATGGAGGAAGATTAAATGACTGAAGTACTTGGTGATGTACTTGGATTCTTAGATACTAAGCGTAAAGAAATTATGCCTGAGTATGTACGCAATGGAAAACCTGTGTACACACTACGTAAATATGCAGACTTGACTGACCTTGATGCTGAGGTTCTTATCAATGGTGGTACAGAAAACGTAGCACAAAAGATCCCTACTATTGGGGTATCAGGTAATATGCTTCGTACTCCACGTACATCATACGCTGTGAATGTTGAAATTGCCTTTGACAACCGTGTGAAAGTGGTTGACCAAGATTTAGGTGATGGTAAGACTGAAAAGGTATATACCTTTGTGGTTGACCAACGAGCCCTTATGGAGCAATCTACAGGTCATATCTATGCAAACTACATTGTAGGGTTTGTAATTGGTAAAGGTAAAGGTGGTAAGCCTGAAGTCCGTGGAACTGTCCATATCAAGGAAGATGAGTTTATCAATGACTTTGATGCTACATTTGATCCATTCAAGATGGAAGCTATCATGGACTTGATTAACCATTACAAGCTTGAGCATGGTACAGCTAAGGTTATTGATACTATCAAGTTTTAATTTAGTTGTGGTAGGGTTGACTCCCTACCTCTTTTTGTTATAATGTGAATATAATTATGCAAGGAAGGAGCACGTTTAATGGCTACTATTAAAGTTCCTAAAATGAACCTCAAGATTGAAGTTGCAGGGGAAACTAAAACTTTCAAGTCACCTCTTGCTGAAACAATCTTAGCTCAAGTAAGACGAGTAGTTGTAGGGCATGAACAGATTCAATATTATGATGTTGATGAAAACAAGTTCAAGTCATTCACTTATTGCTGTGGTGATAAGTATGAATTTAACTATGAGCTTGAAGAAGTTCCACTTAAAGACACTGAATTTGACTGTTATGGATTCCCTATCACTTATGCAGGAGATAAATAATGACAGAAGTAAAAACCGTAGGACAAACCTACCAAGAGTACTTGCGTGAAGTACGTGCAATACAGTTTGGTAGAGAGTCTGAAGTTATTTCTTCTATCACTGAAGGCACAACTGTTAAAGCTGTGGAGGCTGAGAAGCCTAATAAACAAACAAAGAAGAAGGTAGACAAGTAGTGAGTAAATTTAGAGTATCAAGATTCCTGAAGCGTGACCTAGTAGCTAGAGTAAGTTTCTTGAATGATAAAGGTATTATCCAAAACTCACGAAAGTTCTTTGAATTTTATCCTGGTGACAACCAAGAGAGCGAAGGTTGGTATGAAACTACTGATGAAGTTCTCTTGGCTAGTCTAAAGGAGCAAACAGAACAGCTACCTTATTCACCTGAGACTGAGGCAGGACTCAAACAAGACAATGTTGAGTATGAGTATGCCTACTGTGCCTCATGTGGTGGTAAGAAAGTAAGAAAACTTAAATATAATTTGTTTGAGGTTATTGAATAATGCACATCAAGACACAGATTGCAGGAAAGATCATGAATGAGATCAATGACTACCTTGAAAGAAAAGATAGCCTTGATAACATCTTGAACTTATCCCAAGAAAGCACTGAAAAAGAGTGCCTATCTGTGAATAAGGTTGAAAACAGTGAAGGTTACATGACCTTGTTATCTGAAGGTTCTGTGCTCTATCAGGATGGTACTATTAGACTTTACTTGTGTAAGGGTACACTCAAGAACTGGTATGATAGCATTGATGAAACTTTTGAAGGTTATGTATCAACTGGTCACAGAGATCTCAATAGTTATCCTGTTAGAGAAGGTTATTTCAGAAAGAGTGACCTTAAATTGGTTCAGGATGACAATGGTAGATATGATCTACTGGTTAAACCTCATGTCAATACACAACTAAGCAATGTTAAGGATATTATTCTTCAAGATGAGCCTTTTGCAATCTCATCTGAGTTCCTATGGTATCACAAAGATATTGGGGATGATGATATTGAAGAATATGCAAAACTCATTGCTTATAATGTGGAACATGGCGGTGATATTGATGTACCTATCACAGATAAGGTAGAGATTACTGGTTTCTCTTTTGTAGGGAATCCTGGTAATGCTAAGAGTGGTGGATATGATCCATCCTTACTAGTAAGAAATGAGGAAGAACACTTGAAGAATAAAGAAATTCTTGAAAAAGTACTTGCTCACCTTTCTGCTCAAGTAGAACCTGAGGAAGTTAAAGAGGATGAAGTCCTTGAAGAAGCTCCTGTGGTTGAAGAAGAGCCTAAAGCTGAAGAAGCTGAAGAAAAGGTTGAGGAAGCTACTGAAGAGCCTAAAGAAGAAGAGGCTAAATCAGAAGACTCTCAAGCATTGGCACAAGCTATTGAAGCTATTGAGAAATTGACTGCTAAAGTGGAAGCTCTTGAAGCTGAAATTGCTACTAAAGATGCTATTATTGCAGAAAAAGAAGCTAATGAAGATGCTGTAGAAGGACAACTTTCTAAACTTGCTGTGTTGCTTGAAAAAGCAAACCCTGTGGTTGAGAAAGCTTCTAAAGTAGTTGAAGAAGAACAACCTAAGAACCGTTTTGGACGTGTTCGTTTTGGAGGACAATAAATTGACTAAAGTAAATTTTGATATTTTGCTTGGTGAAGCTATTGATAACTTGTATGAGCGTACTAAAGCTCAACTAGCTAACAAAGAAAACTTCACTAATGAAGATGGTAAGATCCCTTTCGGTATCTCACGTGACTGGTCTAAAGCTCAACCTTCACTTCGTGAAGTTGGTATGGATGATGAGTTGGTAAACGATATCCTTAAACGTTTTGAACAATCATCTTTTGGAGCTTTACGCAAAGCTAAAAATGGTGACTGGATCATGGAAGGTATCACTTGGGGAACTAAAGCTCCTGATTTTGCTAATGATACTTCAGATGCCTGCTGTTTCACTGAGAAATTCACTATGCAAGCAACTGGTGATGCTACTCCTGTACGTTACCTCTGTTTCAAAGACTGTGAAACACGTCTTGACCGCTTGATGAAAGACAAAATGCACTTCAAACAAGGAGATCTTATTAATATCTTCCAACGTTTGGGTATGTCTTATGAAGAAGCTGAACAATTCATGGCTTGGTATACTTTCGCCTTTATCGTTCAACGTCATATCGTTCAAGGTATGTTGAACTTCCAAGGTCAAGGTCTTCGTCCATTCGCAGGTGTGGCTGAAATGATGTCTCACCCAGGGGTTACTCCTATTGATGCTTCAGGATCTATCATTGGTGCTTTCCGCCAAGTAGCTTGCTACCTAGATGTATTGAACAACCAATCTGCACGTTACAAGATCTATGTTCACCCACTTACACTTCGTGGAATCAAATCTGAAATCGTTCCTGGTAAAGATGGTAAACTTCCTCAAGGATGGTCTGTAAACGGTGAGTCTATCTCATTCCGTGGTATTCCATTCGGTGTATCTTACCACTTGCCTTATGACCTTGAAAAGACTATGACTGGTGAAGCTTATGTGATTGACTTGTCTAGAGTTGAAGCTTTGACTCAATATGACTTGTTCGTACCACAATCTTCTATCTACACACAACGTACAGAAGATACTTCTAAACCAGGATGTGAAGTGATCTGTGACAAGTATGAAAACTTCGGTTTGGTACATACTAACTCACCTATCTCTCACTTGTTGATTGCCAACATCCCATTGGATCAAACTTGTCCTGCTGTGGTATTCGAGCGTATCCAAGGTCTTCTTACAGGTCTCAATCCATTCCCTATGGCTACTATCCCTGCAAAATAAGGAGTTAAGATATGCAACCTGAATTGGAGTTAATGAAGATTACACAGAAGCTTCAAGATAGGTGTGGCTGTTTTGACTGTGATGATGGAGCAACTATGCAACGGTACATGGAGAGTTTTCTCCGTGTCCTTGCTAGGCTGTTCTGTTGGACTGATGGTGAATGTGATACTATCTTAAGAGCTAGAAGACATGAAGTGATTGAAGTCAAAGACTTTGAAATCTGTGGATGTGATGCAATGGTTGAGATCAAGCCTTACTACTTTAAAGGTTTTGATCCTTCAACGCTTAAGGTATATATGCACAAGAGAAAAGGTCTAGAGCGTGAGGAGTATGAAATTACTCCTGATAAGTACAACTGGTCTTTTGTTGATGGAACTATTCTAATCAACGTTACTGAAGAGTTGAGTCCATGCTGTAGATGCTGTGATCCTTGCTCCTGTGAGACTGAGTACAAGATTATTCTTGATTATGAAGCTGGTTATACTTCTGCCAGTCTACCTGACTGTATCTTTGAAGCAATGTGTCACTTCATGAACATCTTTGTAGCCTACCAAAACAAATGTGGTACACTTGATGAGTGTGCTAACATGGATAGACTTGCTGTAGGAGCTGTCCTAGAGCAAAAATCAGTAGACTACATTGTTCGTAAATGGACTGTGGATAAGACAAGCCTAGATACAATCTATGTTAAGCTTATCAACACATGGGCACTTAAGACACTTAGTTCACTATCCCTGTGTAAGAAAGTTTACACAGAAAATATGTACTTAGCTATTGGGAGAAGAAAAGAATGTTAGTAAAATACAATGGAGAGTATGCTAGAGAGCAACGCTCTTATGGCTGTTCCAAGTGTGGTACTGGTCGCTCAATTAGTGGAGTAGAAACTTATAGAACTGTGTATAGAACTTACTACAGTGGAAGACTTTATATCTTTGAACAAGGTAAAACCTATCCTGTGGATGACATCTTAGGTAAGTATCTAACTAACTTAAGATACACAGATAAGGAAGGTGTAATCAGAAATACTTTCTCTGAAGTACCTGATAACACTGAGGCTACCTATGTAAGAAATGTAGAAGAGACTGAGTTTCATATTCCTGAAGAGCCAAAACCTACAGAAGAAGCTCCAAAGCCTCCTGTAACAGAGGAAGCTCCTAAGCCTTCAGAAGAACCTACACCAACTGAACCTCCTAAACCAACTGAGGAACAACCTACAGAACCAGGAGAAGGTGAGGGTTATCCTCCTTCAGATCATCTTGGTTAGGAGGTCGTAGATGCCACTACCTAGAACTAATAGAGAGATCCTTGTGTTAAGACAAGGCACAGCAACACCTACTTATGATGAGAACTCTAGGCAGGTCATGAAGTGCTTGTGGGAAGAGGTTGAGCATTTATATTGTGTAGACCACATGCCTACATCTAGGGGTTCTGAGAGTGATGCTACTACAACTCACACTCTTGAAGGATCTAGACAACTAGAGACTTTCTACTTTTCACTACACAACCAACACCATTCCTGTGATTTTGATATTAAGCATGGGTACTACATTCTACAAAGAATATCTACCAAGTGTAACTATTGGGAATGTCCTGAGGATGCTGGTTATATGTTTTGGAAGGTAGTAGCATGTCGCACTTATGAGATTATGCCTGGGTGCTGGGATATAAAGATGACAGGTGAAAGACTGTCTCCACGTGAGAGTGAACAGAAAGTACTTGAGTGTGCCCCTTATATCAAACAGTTACAGGGGGTGATTACTCGTGACCACGACTGATATTCACGACTGGAAAGGTACTGAGTTTGTGGAAGAGTTTACCGACTTTGTTCTTACTGGTACTTTGGAAGCTAAGGCTATTGCTTCTAAGCAAACAGGTAGAATGGTAAACTCAGTTAAAATAAGAAAAGTCAGTGATGGCTTTGAGGTGTATAGTGATCGTAATGACTTCCCTCCTACTAAGAGAGGTAAAGTTAGATACTATACCAAAGTTTATGTTGAGAGAGGCTATCCTAATTATCCTCCATTTGACTTCCTTATGGAAGGTTTCCTAAATGTAGGAGAGGGAGAACTTGTGAAAGGTGGGGTAGGTCAGTACTCTGCTAAGCACCCTTCAGGTAGACGGGGATCAGGTACAGCAATTCTAACTCAGAGCGATAAGTCTGCTGTGACTGCATATAGAGAAAGAGCTGAAAGTAGATTGGCTGTTAAGATTCCTAAGAGGCTACAGAAATGAATAGTGCAATATACATAAACATTAAGAAATGGCTTCAAATGTATGGAGCTGGTGTTCTAGACTACTTCATTCAACCTGACCATCCTGAAGAGCTAGATCCAAGAAAACGTTATGATAACTTTGATGTGCAATTTAACCAACACGTAGGAACTACTGAGCACTTCCAACTTAACCAAGGAGCTGAGTTTCCATTCTTGGCAATAGATGTTTCTTGTGATAATTCTTCTAAGTGCTTTCCTAGATTCTATGTTACATTCTCTGTATATTACTCATCTGTGTCTCCCCCTACTGGTAGGGTATGTATTGAGAACACTCCTGAGGGTAAACTTGAGTATAGAGAAGAAGTGCACTGTCAAATAAAAAATATGTTGGTTCATCAAGTTAAAACCCCTAAAGGTATTCAGAGAAAGACATTCGCTCAGGATGTAGCTTCATTGGATAATTGGTACTTACCTATCAATGCTAAAGTGCTTGATGTGGGATGTCCATTAGACTTCTCTAATGAGCTTGTAGATGAGGTTGAAATGTTCTCATTCCCTGCTACCTTATCAATATATACATGTTAAGAAGGAGAGAGAACATGGCTGTGGAAAAACCACTAAATGTAGATGAGTTCTTCATGTCTCGTAATGAGATTGCAAACCGTCACGGTAGCCGTCTTGAGCTTCAAGCAATGGCACGTGTCCGTGAACACATGGTTGAAGAAGCTAATAACCCAAAACCTTCAGTGCAAGCTGATAACAAGAAAAAGGAGAAATAAATGTCTAACTGTTTTGTAGATATGTCTCATCCTATGTACGGTTACAATACCCAAGATAAAGACAATAAAATTATTGTCGCTATCAATGAGGAAATCCGTCCTTGTGTTCGCTGGAAAGCTAACAAACAAGTACAAATTCCTACTGGTACTTTAGTACAATACGTACGTAAGGATGTGCCTGAAGATCAACTAAACTGTACACCTTTGAAATGCTTCAACACAGGTACACTTTATGTGAAAGCTGTAGATAAAGCTATCAAGGTAAACTACCAAGTACGTTCAGATGCTGATGACTATGCACTTGGTTTCAACATGGTATATGTAAACGTTCCTAAAGCTGGTACTTACCAACTTAAAGTAGCTGTAGCAGACTTTACAGATCTTGCTCAAGCTAACTCATACGTGTACACATACAACTTTGAAACTCATGCACCTGGATTCGTACTCCGTACTATTGACCTTGCTGATACAAAAGCAATGACTCAAACAGGTACAGGATGGAAACCTTCTGACCACGGTGTAGTAATCTCTTATGAAGTTACTTACACAGGTACAGATGACTTTGATGGTCAAATTGGTCTTTCATCTCCAATGATCGTTAATGATCGTGCTGAGTTGCGTAAATTCTCTAATGTGTTGCTTTCATGTTTGACTTCATTCACACACAACATTTCAGTACCTACTACAGATGCTAGATGTTTTGGACGTCAATATGACAAATCACAAATTGAGATCACTAAAGAAATCACAGCTACTACAACTTCTTGTAATGACTACTGGTTGAACCCACTTCAATCTATGTCTAAGAAGCTTACAAGTGGTATCCCTGTGACAGACAGCTTCACAGTAGAACGACTTGAAGTAGATGGTAAAGAATATGGATCACTTGTTATCCCTGACCTTTACTATGAAGATTGTAATACAATCATTATCTCTTCTGACCGCTGTGACTGTACTTACCTTTCATCAATGCCAATCTCTGCTGGTGTAGGTCTTGAGGATGATGAGTTTATTGCTCTTACTCAAACACATCATGGATTGAGTCGTGGTACAGTTCTTGTGAACCCAATGTACATTGGTGAAAAACTTCTTGTGACTTACAATGCTGAGCGTGATGTTGAGCTTATCGTAGCTAATGACAAACGTCTTCGTAACACTCACTTCCGTGTTACTCAAATGGTTGAAAACACAAGAGGAATCAGAGAATACTATGTATTCAACAATGTCCTTATCACAGAAAACTCAAGAGAGTTCGGTACAGATGGAGAAATCACTTTGTCATTGACATTCACTGTAAGTCGTGATGAAAATGGTAACTTCTATGAAATCCGTAGAAACATTGAGGATGTAGCTTAAGTAGGAGAGTTTTAATGTCAGTACGTACTATAAGTGTTACAATTAATGGTCTTAACGATATTGAGGCTAAGACAAAATTATTGAATAACATGAAAGCGACTGTGCTTGATATTGAACGTATGATTAAGAAGATGGGCAGGTCTAATAACCTGCCCTCTATTAATTTAAAGCTCAATATTGATACTTCTGATATCCAAAGACAGATCAATAATGTAAACGCTCTTGTGAGCAAGGCATCAGGATCTAGTGTTGGTGGAAGTAGCAAGGTAAAAAGTCAAGCAGTAGAGGTCACTAACTTAGCTGAGTCTTGGAAAAACGTAGGATCTGCTATGTCTATAGCTGATAGAGCACTTACTAGTCTGACATCAAACATGATTAAGCTAGGAGCTATCAATCCTGCTAAAACCATGCTCAGTGGTCTCAGATCAGTCTCATCTGAGCTTTTAAATGTACAGAAGTCATTTACATCATTAGTCAATGGAAAGCTCACTAGTGGCTTTCAGGGCATCATTAATTCCGCTGTTACTACCTTGAGACAAGGTGTTGCTGGAATGGTGTCTGAGTCACAAAAAGTAGGGGATGCTATGCAGATCTATAGGGTCAACATGTCATCTCTAGGCTTTAATGAGAAGGATGTAAACAAGTCTCTTAAGAGATTAGGAGATTATGGTAAAGCTTCTGTGTATGATGCTTCTGACTTGCTCAACCAAGCATCAACTTACTATGCTTATAACCGTAAAGACTCTGAGGATATTGTAAAAGCCTTTGCTGGGCTTATTGCACAAACTCAAAACCCTGTACAGGGTCTTAAGACAGCAGGAGAGCAAACAGCTCAAATGCTTGCTAATGGTTATCTTAACCAACAAGACTTCAAGTTCACAAGAGAAAGATTCTCTGCTCTTGGTGCATCTGAAGTTAATAAACGGCTTCTAGAGCTTGCTCAGGCTAAGGGTTATAAGTCTATTATTGAAGCTACTCAGAAGAAGGGTATCACAGCTGATGAATACCTAGATGTCATTAAGGAAGTAGGTAACAGTCCTAAATTCCAAACCCTTGTGACTTCTATCCTTACTCCTAAGCAAGCTATTGAGAACTTGAAAGAAACACTTTCAAACCTCCTTGTGTTTGATAAAGTGGATGAAGATGGTAATACTACACCAGGTGCACTTAATAAGGTGTATGTGGCTACAAGAGACTTCATTAAGAACATCACAGATCTTGTAGGTAGTGCTAAATTTGAAGGTTATGTAAGATCACTAGGTAATGCTATTGGCACAGGAATTGAGAATATCAATAAATTCTCAAGAGCTATTACCCTTATGTTTGGTGACTCACTAATTAAATCAATGGAGAAGTTTGGTAAAGACTTTGCATCTAACCTAGATACAAATGTCATGAAGAACTTCCAAGGATTGATGCAATCTGTGATAAACTTCTTCAATGAGTCAGGAAGTGCTATTGGTCGCTTTGTAGGTGAAGCTGGAAATGCTTATATCAAATATCTTACCTCTTGGATTGATATTGGTAGATCATTAATCAGTGGGGGTATCCTAGATGCTATCACTAATACCATTGAGGTTATCACTAATCTACAAACCCTTGCTGTTGACAGTGGTGCTGTAAAAGGACTAGCTGAGTTCCTTAAGGGTATGTCAGATGTATTAAAAACACTGACAGGTGATGGTAAGTATAGATCCTACGCAACTACAGTAGTTACATCTATTAGAGGTTTTGCAGAAGAGCTAGTTAAAACATTAGATTTTCTAGTCAAGAAAACACCTATAATTGAAGTTGCATCCAAGTTAATCTCTTCTGTGTTTGACTTCTTCTCAAACTTTGTGAAACTCACAAGACAAGGGATTGATAATGATGGCTTCAGAAATGGACTTAAGAATTTAGGTAATGTTGTAAAAGACTTGCTTGATTACTTAGCTCCTGTGCTTGCTAGAATCACTTCTAGTGCCCTTAATGCCCTTACATCTGACACAGGTGTGAGATTCTTTAAAGCACTCTCAAACTTCGTTAAAGCTGTTGTGACAGCTATTGAGAATGTTATTAAGTCCTTTGGTGGAGGAAACTTACAAAAAGGTTTTGAAAAGATCTTAAACACTCTCACTGTATTGGTAGAGATGTTTGCTAAGGTTGCTGAAGTACTTGGTCATGTAGGTAAATACCTCATCATTGGGGCACTTATTGGAAAAGCCACTTCTCTTGTGTCTAACATTGTGTCATTCATTGGTACAACTGTTAATAGCTTGGGTCAACTAAGCAACTTTGCTCTTCCAGGGAAGGTTAAGCAAGGAGTAGCTGGTGGACTTACAGGAGGTCAAAGCCTTCTTACTGGTGGTGGTTTAATTTCAGGATTCCTAAATAAGAGAGCTGATAAGTACTACTCTAAGAAGAGTCAGAGAGCTTTCCTTGCTGATGATCCTGAAATGGGAAGCTACTATGCAGGTTTAGCCTTACAAGCTAGAAATAACACTAAAGAGCAACTTAAGCTCAGTAAAGTCTTTAAAGATTCTGCTCAAGCTTATAGGAATGTTAGAGCCAATGGTGGAACATTCAGACAGGCTATTGGAGCAGGTTTTGATAAGGCAGGTACTTTAGGTCAATCACTTAAAGGAGCTGGTCTTGCCTTTGGTACAATGTTTGGTGGAATAGCCTTAGATGGTATCAACAATGCTGTACAAAGTAGTAAAGTTTCTACAGGTATGAAGCAAGCATCTACTGTGATTACAAGTACTGCTTCAGGAGCTTTAGCTGGTGCTGGTATCGGTTCTATGTTCACTCCTATTGGTACAGCTATTGGTGCTGGTATTGGTGGTTTTGTAGGACTTATCCAAGGACTATTCACAAATGATGCTGAGAACCAAGCTAAGAAGGAACAGGCTAAGCTAGAAGCTGAAGCTGAGAAACAGAAGAAAGAACAGAATAAGGCTATCAGAACTGCTCAGGTTGATGCTCTTAAGCAAGAGGCTAAACAGTATGGAGATCTCATGAGAAACTTCTATAGATCTGTGACTAATGACTCTTCTGTACAGTCTGATATTTCAAATGCCCTAGCTCTTGTGACGGGTAACGCTGGTAAGTTTGGTGGAGACTTAAGTAAAGGTGGGGCTAACCTTGGACTTGCTACTGAGTATCTTCCTAAGGATGTTGACAAGTATAGTGTCAATATTGGTGGTCAAGAGAAGACTTGGGCACAATGGAAAGAAGAGCTTGGTGTGACTGACCTTGAGCTTATGAAGTCATTACAGGCTTTATATGCACAATATGGTCAAAGATATGTTGAGCTTAAGAATACCACAGATGGTACTACTGCAACTATTCAAACTCTCTCTGATACTGAGTACAAGAGACAAGAAGATTCATCCAAGAACTTCACAGATGCCTTTAATGCTCTTAATATTGCTACACAGAAGATTCCTGAAGTACCATTCAAGAAAATTGCTGAAGTAAAAGAGCAACTAGAGTATGCACTTAAGGGTAGCAACTTTAGTAACAAAGAGGATCAAGATTCTGCTATTCAGAAGATTCTTATAGATATGGGTGCTAGTGAGGAAACTGTTATCAATGCTTCTAGGGATAAACTATATAAGTGGGCTAGAACACTAGAAGAGTCTGCTACTGCTAACTCTAGAAGTAATGATGAAATACATGCTGAGGCTGTTAAGGAACTTCAGAAGGTACTAGATAGCACAAAAAACAAGGCTTGGAATAAGATGCTTGAAGGTATCTTTGATAATAAAGAAGACTTCAACCTTGAAGAGCTTGTGGGTGTTACTGTTGCAACTAAAGGTCTTGATGATACTACTAAACAAGCTATTCAGTATAAGCTTCAACAAGCTTCTAAACTGTCTAAGGAAAAGATTGCTGAGATTACTGGAAAAGATGTAGATGCTATTGTGGCTCAACTACAGACATTTAGTGATCTAGGTGAAACAAAAGCTTCTGCATTTAAAGAGGGTAGTAAAGATCTTGATGGTATCCTTGAAAAGATTGGTATCCTTGACCAAAAAGTAAGACAGAAGATCATGGACAAGGTAATCAAAGACCATGAGTCTATTGAGAAAGCTATCCAGGAAGCCTATGAGGACAAGGGTGCTCTTAGTGAGAAAGAAATAGCTTCTCTCAAGACTTCATCAACTAACTTGGTTGAAACTCTCTCAAATCTTATCACAAAAGGTCAGATTAAGACAGATGAGGCTAAGGAAATTCTTAAGAATATCCCTATTGACTTAGTAGATACCTCTAAGCTTAGTGAAGAAGGTAAGGCATTACTTAAAGCACTAGGGTTTAAGGTTGATAATACCACAGGTAAGATTACTGAGATGAAGGATAAGGTTAATGGTAATGATCCTAAAGATGTAGATACATCTAAGATCACAGAAGAAGCCAAGAAGATTGAAGAAGCCTTAAACTCTCTTGTGAACAGTGTTGCTAATGCTGTTACTAGTATCTTTAACTCTACACCTAAATCAGTTAGTGGTGGAGGTAAGAAGAAAGGCAAGCGTAAACAGTTTGGTGGTATCATCCCTGAATATCACTCTGATGGTGATATCATTGGGGTTGATTGGACTCCTAGAGGAACTGATACTGTGCCTACAATGCTTACTCCTGGTGAGTATGTCTTGAGGAAGAAAGCTGTTGAGAGTCTAGGGCTAAACTTCCTAAATAATCTCAATAAGTATGGTAATAAAGCCTTGCAAAGTAACTCAGGACAGACTATAATTAATAATGTATACAACACAAATAATGCTAAGATCAGTCAAAATATTGACAACAAATCTCAGTATCTAAATGGGTTGTTTGGAATTGACAGATTGATGAGGTATGTTTAATGTTTAGATGTGATGAAAACTTCACCCAACCTAAACGCTACATCCAATTTAATGACCTTGTGTTCCTTGGTAGAAAATCTATTGATGAGCAGACAGAAAGTATTAGTTTGCGTGAGAATAAAACCTCACGCACTTTTACTAATGGGTCTTATGTTGGTAACACTAGTAAGATGTCTCTTGTGGACTCTAACACAATCTCATTACAGATAGCACTTAAGACACATGATTGGTCAGAAGAGCATGTACAAGCTCACTATGACTTCATCATGGAGCAATTAATGACACCAGGTAAGCTGTGGGCTGTACAAACAGGTCTACAGCTTGTGTGGTGCAATGCTTATGTCACAAGTATTCAGAACAATAAACAGTGGGTACTCACAGATGATGACTACCTTGTGTTTAAAGTAGAGTTTGATAACCCTGATGGTGTATGGTATAAGGCTGATGAGGATAAGACATTCCTAGAGCCTTATGACAACTGTGACTTCCTTGACATGAAAGCTAGTTGCTTAGGTAAGTCAAGACACTGCTGTAATGGTCTACCTAACTGTAATAACTACTGTGAGTGTTGTGAGAGTGATTGCTGTGAGATGGACGGTATGATTGATCTTTGTACAGCACAAACCAATGTAGAGTTCATGAATGACTTCTTTGAGGAATGTAACTCTAAGTGGAGAGTAGTCTACAACTGCTCTAAGTGTAAGAAAGATGGTAAAGGCTTACAATGTATGTATAAGCATGCTATCTGTGACACTTGTGTGAATGAAGTTCTCACAGGAGAGTTTCTATCTACTACAGTACTAGACAGTCACAAGTGGAGTATTGCTCTTGAGGGAGACTTTAAAGATCCTATTGTAAGGATTAATGATATTGACTTCAAGATTAAAGGTGAGTACTCAGGAGTGCTTACAGCTAACTATAAAGGTGAGCTTAAGTATGCCAAGTCTTGGGAATGTCTAGAGTTCAACTATCAGGATATTTCACTTTCTGTGCTTAAACTATGTGCTGAGTTACCTTACGTCAAGAAAGGACTCAATACTGTGTCAGTAAGTGGTGTAGAAAGTGATACTGCTTGTATTTATATAGATTATGAGAGTGTAACAGTATGATTGGTTATATTATTAATAGTGAGGCTTCAGGAAGGAAGTCAGTAATTATCCCTAAGGATGACTTCCTTAATGACATTCAAGTACAGTTTGCCTTAATGGAAGTTCCTGCTATCTCCTTAACCTTACCTTTAAAATATTCCAAGCTACTCAGTGGTAATACACACATTGTAGTCCAAACAGAGGACTGGAAGTATGAAGGCTATGTAGGAGATAAGTCTAGTGATTATCAAAATAGCACAGTTACAGTTCAGACTTCACATGTAATTGGTAGGCTGGGTAAGAGAACCCTTCCTACTAATGTTACTGTGAAAGCTAGATCAGTAATATCTGCTGTAGAGCAGGCTATGGGATACTGGTCTAATGAACAACACAAGGATGACTTGCTCAATGAGTTCAAGATTAAGTATGTAGATGACTATGCTGAAAAGAACTTGATTGAGTATGAGTTTTCTAGAGAATCATTCCTAGAGTTCCTTACCAAAGTGTGTGAAAAGACTACTTCCCTCTATTGGAGAGTAAATCGCTATGATCCTTACCTGATTGAGTTTGGTATCTTTGGTATCAAGAGAGATGTACTTATCAATGAGTACAACTACCTTGTGTCTTTAGATAACATCTCAGAGAATTATGAGGATACTATAAACATTGCTGTAGCTATGTCAGATAAGTCAGACTCAGGGGCTAGTTCATTAACCCTTAGAGACATCTTCTATAACCCTAAGTTTATGCTTGAAGGCTTCCCTGTGATTAAGACAGGTAACAAGGTAAACTCACAGCGGTCTTATGACTATCCACAGCTCCCTGTGTTTGCTCCTGAGATTATTGGTGATGAGTTTGCTATCCTAGATGAAGAAGGTATTGCCTTAGAAGCAGGAGAGCTTTATTGGGGTACTGTTACTGATAATGACACTCAGTCAATCGCAGAAGATAATAAAGAGATCACAGATGCTGATAGGCTTAGAGCAACAGAACAGCTCTATAGAACAGCTATTAGAAGGCTTAAGAACTCACGCAGGAAGATAGTCTATACAATGACTGTAGAGCCTCTGAAGAAGCATACAGTACAGGCAGGAGATAGGGTATTGTTTACCCTTAATGCAGGAGTTTGGGAACTTACAGCTTGTTCTAAGTACTATGAGAAGGTATTGAAGGAAAGTAACTGGTTCTTTGTGACCAAGATCACTGACCTTTACCAAGTAGGAAGTAACCACTTACAGCAACTAGAGCTGTCTAAATATCTATACAGTGATAGAGACATCATTGTGAATCAGTAGGAGGAGAAATGGCAGATTATCTAAATAAATTAGTAAATACTGTTAGTAGAACTAAATCTAGGGTAATTCAACAGTCTAAACAGCGTAGAGGAGGGGTAACTGACCTCTATGCTCTTGACTACGTGGATTCCCTTTCTACTGCTTCTTCCTGTGCTCCTTACTCAGATGATAGTATTGAAGGATCTGAGAGTGATGATATTGAAACAAGAGTAAAAACCTTTGCTAGAGCTATCAAGAAAGAGATTCCTGAGGCTAAGGCACAAGGTGTATCTGCTATTATTGGTTACTTTGTGAGAGAGTCTAATGTAACAGCTAGAAGATATGAGGCTGACTATGCTACAGGCAAGCAATATGATAAAGTAGCACAAGAACCTACAGCAGAAAACCTCATGGGATCATGGCAAGCCTTTGCATCACTCTATAAAGACCCACTTAATGAGCCTGGATACAATGTAGGTGGTAAACACTGGATTGGTCTAGGCTTAGGTCAGTGGACAGGTCCAAGGTCTAAAGCATTATATGAGTTTGCTAGAGCAAGAAATAGTAGTATCTTTACCTTTAACACACAAGTAGCCTTCATGATGTCTGAAGAAACACTGAAGAATGTGGTTAAGGAAGTTGCTTCCAGTGATGGTGATATTGCACAGCTTACTACACGTTTCCTTGCCGATTGGGGAGGAGTACCAGGTAATGCACTCCAAGAACGTATTGATGGAGCTAACAAGTACTTTGAAGTGGTCAAGAAAGCCCTTGAGAGTAAGGACGAATCACCTAAGGAAAAGAATGAGTCTCCAAGTGACACTGTTGTGATTGATAGAACTAAAGGATCTGCTCAGTTTAGAGTCCTTGTGCCAAGTGACTTAGATAGATTCCAAAGATGGTTCTTAAAGTTCATTATTAAGATGGATGTATCACAGTGTGATGGTAAGAAAGTAACTCCTCTATCAGATGTCCACTTAGTTGTAAGTGCTAAGAATGAGGCTACAGGAGAGCTTTCTGAGATTGAGCTTACTGAGATCTTCAGAAGACAGTGGGGGTGTAACTGGATTGGTGATGATGCTAGTGGAGAAGGTATCTTCCCTAATAGTAACCCAATGGAAGGTTATGACTTAATGTATTCTGCATGGTATCTAAATGATGCTCAGAGAAGTGCCTTATTCAGTGCTGGTGAGAAGATTTTCACTGTGTATGCACTAGGTGAAGCACAGATTACACTCAGAAACTTCCTTAAGTTCAGTCACATCAACTAGGAGAACTAATGAACATTATAGTATCAAGGCTATATAATAGATACAAGAATAAGCTTACCCAGCTACACAGCATGGAAGCTAAACAGTTTAAACTTGAAGAGCACTTAGCATCTCACCCTACTGATTACCAAAGTGTGATCCAAAATGAGATCCTAAAAAGTGATATTCAGAGGGTTGAGTATGCTCTAAAAGAGATTGAAAGAGAGATGGAGTACTATGGAGAATAAAAAGTTTCTTGTGAAACGTATGAGAAATAGAATCCTTGTGGAATCTGCTGTGGAATACTTCTTTAGACAGGTTTATAAGAATCATGACTATGGAGGAGCTAAAGAGTGGATGGATAGTGACTATCTTGAACTCACACTAGAGAAATATTCAATCTTTTGTAGGAAAAAAGACAACATTATCACCTTAGATAATGAGGAGTTTAGCTATGACTTCTCCTACATAACAGGGTTGTGCTCAAGTTTACTGAGAGATAAGATTGAGGTATAATTGATATGACAAATGCTTACCAAGTTGCACAGCGTGTAGTGGGACAATCCATTGATGTTGATGGCTTTCCTCCTAGTCAACCCTACCAGTGTGTAGACATTGTGAATTGGGTAGCTCAACAATTTGGAGGGTCTTTACTAGGTAATGGTAATCAAATTGGTATAGGTAATGATGTCAGTAGCTTTGCTGATGTTATACCTTACTCAAATGAATCCCAACTTAAAGTGGGTGATATCATTTCTACCAATGAACCAAGCACTCCCTATGGACACACTCTTGTGTATGGTGGAGGTGGAGTCAATAATGCTAGAGTTATTGAGCAAAACTTCAATGGTATCACTCATGTGATTGAGCATACAAGAACGATCACAGGATATGGAGCAACTATTCTTAGAATTGTGAGAATCAGAGGTCAGGATAACTATACTCCTGATGGATCTAGTGGTACTAGTGCTGATGCAGGTAAACCTAAGAAGAGTGGCGGAGTACAAAGAACTTTCTATGAGATTGTAGTGGACAAGATTGAAGGTATTAAAGGTAATGGTGACAACACTGTGCTTGATACCTTTTACAAGTGTAATAAGGTTACAGGTAAGATCAGTGGTGAATGGCTTATCTATGATAAGTACAATGGTACTGTTGGCTACTTACCTAAATCTGCTGTAAAAGAAAAGACTGAGTACTCTAAGCAAGACAAAGAGCCAGGTAAGAAAGAAGTTGAGAAGGCTAATGGCTATGATAAGTTTTCAGATAAAACTAGTGATGGTCTAGATCAGTCAGGAACTCAACAGATCTACACTTTGGCTCAATTTATATCACTAGGTAGGGTAGAATATAGTGGTTATGAATGGACTTATTCCTCAGGTAACAACTTCCCTACAAGTGTAAATGTGAATAAGAGCTATAATGCTTATGGCTTCCTTTCAGACCAAGATGGTCATATTATCCTTTCTGTGCCTTCATCTTGGGGTGATGTTAAGGGTAGACTTTATGACACTCCTTTTGGTTTTAAGGGTAAAGCCTACTTAACTAATGAGAAAACATCCATTGATGTTTATGTAAGATAGGAGAAAATATGGCTTATAAATTAGCTGAAGAGGATAAGCTCTGTGGAGTTATCTATCCAACTTATGAGGGTTTTAGCCCTATCCCTAAAGCCACTTGTGAAATGCTAGAGTCCAAGTGTGATGAGCTTGATATTGAGATTAATTGTGGAGGTAAAAAGGTAGAGAAACCTTCTGAGTCACAAAGTGCTCCAAATTCAGTTTCTCAATCTAACTCTACAAGTACATCGACTAGTGCATCTAATTCAACATCAGAGACTAAAAGTGAATCAACTAGCACAAGTGAGTCCACTTCTAATAGTGAAAGTACATCTACTTCAGAATCAGTAACTGGAAGTGTTACAACAAGCGAAAGTACTTCAGTAAGTGAGAGTGAGTCCTCATATAATACAGGTTCTGAGGTTACTTCAGATGATACTATCAGAAGAGATATGGAGAAATTACTAACTTCATTAACCCTAGGTAATCTTAATACTTCCCAAGTAGGTGATGTGTATGATAAATTATCAGGTCTACAATCTCTTAAGGATGAGATTAGTTGGTTTAAAGACAAACACAATGATTATGTGATTGATTATACATTAACTGATCCTGAGAAAGAACCAAAGGCTTCTACTGATGATAGCAATGAGTATAAACATTATATTAAATTAGTTGCAACAAAAGAAGGCAAGTCTACTGAAGTTTCAGGGTATCTTCCTTATACTAATACTCAATGGGATATTATATAGGAGAACCTAATGGATAGATTAATTGTAAAACTCTTAGAAAACCAAGCTGTGATCTCAGGAATAACACTCTTTGTGACCACAGCTTGTGGTTGTGGGGTAGCATGGATGAACCACAAGAGAAACCAGCTTGTAGAACTTTCTAAAGGTGCTAAGCGTTCAAGTTTACGTTCTGAGTACCTTAATATCTACAACTCTACTGAGTTTACTTGGCAAGAGAAGTGGGATATGACTGAACCTCTTGTGAAGGAATACTTTAATGACCTTGGCGGAAACCATTACATTCATGGACTTAATGAGAAGATGAGAAGACATGTAGAAGAGGAAAAGGCGAATGGTAAAAGTAGTAATTGATGCAAGCTGTTTTAAGGGTTCAGGTGGAGGTAGTGGTACATCTTATGATGATACTGCTATCCTTGAGAGGCTTAAGAAGCTAGAGAATAGAACAGACAACTTTGTAAACAATGTTACTGTGTCAAGGGATGGTAATAAAATCAAACTAAAATACATTAGAGTTGATGGAACTTCTAGTGAAGTAGAGTTTGATGACAAAGATACCATCTCTATGGCTTATGATGACACAGCTCTCAAGGAAAGAGTTAAAGCATTAGAAGCTAAAGAGGATAAAGATACTATCTATGATGATAGTGCTTTAAAAGCTAGAGTAGAGGCTCTTGAGGCTAAGCCTGAAGTACAGCCTTATAATGACAAGCCACTAGCTGATAGAGTTTCTGCCCTAGAAGCTAAGCCTGATAAGGATACTATCTATGATGATAGTGACCTAAAAGATCAAGTAAATGGCTTAGGTAGCTCAGTAGCTAATGTTCTTCATGAAATAGGTACTATTAAAACAGACTCAGAGGCTCGTATAGGAGCATTAGAGGCTAAAGCTGATAAGGATAACCAAGAGCTTCAATTAGAAGGTAAAGTACTTTCTATCACAAATGGTAATTCTGTGTCACTACCTGATGGTAACACAAGAGAACTCACAGAGGACAAGTTGGTTAAGCTTCCTGAGAATCGTGTACTTGAAGCATATAAGACACCTATCAGTGTACTTAATGGTAAGAAGATCCTCTTTGTAGGAGATAGCTTAACAGAAGTCAATTATCGTACCTCTAGAGGTTATGTAGAGTCACTTAAGCAAGATAAAGGTATTGAGGCTATTAATCATGGTTCTTCAGGATATGGTTACTCAACTAAGGATGAGAACTTTATGGGGGCTGATATTGACTCTGCTGATGCCTTTGTGATTGCACTTGGTATCAATGACTTTGGTAATGTATCAGGGTATAATCTCCCACTCGAAACTGTACTTAAAACAGTTAAGAGAATGTTAAGTAAGGCTTCAATGATGGCTGGTGATAGACCTTTTGGCGTAATCACACCTATGCCTTATCTTAAGACAGTAGGAGACAAAGTAGGTGCTGGTGGTTATACACTTAATCAATTAAGAGATGGCATCATTTCTGTGGTTAAAGAGGTTGAAACAGAATATAATAGATCAATTCCTGTACTCAAACTTACAGATATTGATCCACTTCAGGTAGCTGAGCACCCAGCATCTGATAATACCTACTTAGAAAAATATTTCAAACAAGGTAATATCAGAGATGAAGAGTTCCTACACCCAAATGATGCAGGGTGGAAGGTTATTACACCATATATCTCATATTGGCTAGAGAATACCTTCAAATTTGTGGCTAAGAAGCCTGATGAAAAGACTCTTCAAGTAACTAAGCTACCTAATGGAAACTTAGAGATCAATACTACAACACTTCCAATTAAGTTTGATAGTACTGAGACTAATGCTTTTAACAGAAATAAATTTAGAATACCTACTTTTGGAGATGGTTCTAATATTTATTCTCTTAGAGGTGAATATTCTGATAAGAAGACTGTATATAAATTGACTTTCACTATCAATGATTACTTCACTTTTGATACTGATTATCATCCTCATGCTACTGATTATGCACAGTTATTCTACTACTTTGATGTTGATTCAATCACAACTAATCCTACTGAGTACTTAGCTACACATAATGTTAAGTCAGTCATGGCTGAGAGAAATTGTGATGAGAAAGAAGCCACTTATATTATGAACTTAATTAAGCTCTATAAGGAATATCAGGATAGACAGTTATTCACTGAGGAAGAGAATACTAAGTATAAGCTTCTTAATAAGTCTTATGTACCATTCCCTATGAAAGTAACTATTGAGAAGAGGTAACAAATGGCAATAAGGATCAAATTTGACCCTGAGTGTTTTAAATCAGGTAACACAGGAGGAGGTCAATCTGTTGATCTCCAACCTGTGCTTGATAGATTAACAGCACTAGAGAACAAAACAGATAATGACACTTTATATGATGATACTGCTCTCAAAGAAAGAGTTAAAGCTTTAGAAGCAAAAGAAGACAAGGATACTGTGTATGATGACAGTGCTTTAACTGCTAGAGTCACAGCCCTTGAATCTAAAGAAGATAATGATAAACAAACACTTACACTCACAGGAAATGAACTATCCATTTCTAATGGAAACTCTGTGACTCTACCAGTAGGTGTAGGGAAAGAATTTGTTGTTACTAGTGATACTGAAGGAGTTGTAGTAACTAAAGCTGAAACAGATGCTAAAACTACTTATAATGTGAATCTAGACAATGCTTTAGATAAGTACTACAAGAAAGCTGAGACTTACACTAAGAAGGAAGTGGATAACCTGTTAACCAATCAGGAAAACAAAGCCACTGATCTTACAGTGTATAGAGGATCTTTCACTGACAGATCTAAGGTTATGGAAGGTGAGCATGATGCACAAATTTCACCTAGAGTTACACTTACTTACTCAAGTTCAACTGGTGTAGGTATCTTCAAGATTGACTTCAAAGTAACCTCAAAAGTAAATTGGAGAGATGTTATTGCAACACTACCTCCTGAAGCTCCTGTTCCTGTTGAACTTGTAGAGTCTCAGGTTTGGATTGGTAATAATAATACTTCTGTGTGGATTGATAAAGGCTCAAGAAATGTTCAAATTTTTGGAGTTTCTAATCCTGAAATGTTTAACAAACGTATAATCTTATCAATCCCAGGTATCTTTAAGAAAGCATAATAAATAAGGAGAACTAAATGAACTTAACAAATAAACAATATGACTTATACAAAAAGCTTGTAACTGTAGTTGCACCAGCTTTAATCACTTTAATTACAGGGCTTGGAGCTTTGTACAAGTTTGACTCAACTGCTATCACAGGTACTCTAGCATTACTTACTACTTTCACTGGTACTGTGTTAGGTATCTCAAGCAAGAAATATAATGAATCTCAAGGAGAGTAAACATGGACTACAAAACCTTTAAGTCCAAGTGGATGAATAAGGGTACAGATGTAGATGGTGCTTATGGCTGGCAATGCTGGGATTTTTATGCACAATGGTGTAGAGAAAATGGTGTTCCCTTTGCCAACTGTACTGTGTCAGGCTACGTAAAAGATCTTTGGGAACAAAGACGAACTAATGGCATCCTTAAATACTTTGATGAAGTAGAGATCATGGAAGAAGGAGATGTAGCTGTCTTTAAAGAGGTAGCTGGATGGACTCCTGTATCTCACGTAGCATTGTTTGATAGTGATGCTGGTGGAGGTTTTGGTTGGTTCTTAGGTCAAAACCAAGGAAGTCAACTTGCTAATCCTTCAGGAGGCTCTGCTGTTAATCTTATTAAGCTTCCTTACTCTGCTACTTACCCTACAGCCTTCAGACTTAAGAAGAAGGCTACACAAGCTAAACCACAAGGAGGAAACACTACTGTGGCTGTACCTACTAAGAATATTAATGGAGAAATTTACTCAGGACTTATTACTGGTGTAGATCCTAATGCTATGAACTCTGATAGCAATAGAACAAAGATTGACAGAATTATTATTCACCACAATGCAACTACTAATGATGCTGTAGCTAGACATACTTGGTATGTTTCTTCAGGTCATGGTACATCTGCTCACTACCAAGTAACTCCTGATAAGATATGGGGATGTGTAGGTGAGAACTATGTTGCTTACCATGCAGGAAACTATCCTGTGAACCAACGATCTATTGGTATTGAGCATTTAAACAATACAGGTGCTCCTACATGGACTATTGCTGAGGAAACCTACAGAAACTCTGCTAAGCTCATTCGTGATATCTGTGAACGCTACAACATTCCTATTGATAGACAACACATTCTGAAGCACGGTGAAGTATCATCTACAGCGTGTCCAGGAGGTATTGATATTGATAGACTTGTAGCTATGGCTAGAGGAGCTGAGTACTTAACTCCTGCTAAGGCTACGCCTAGACCTTCTGCTCCTGGTAAGATGCAACATGCTTATCGAGTAGATGATCTTAAATATGTCAATGGAATGTGGCAAGTATACAGCAAAGAGCTTGTACCAGTAGCATTTAACTGGACAGATAATGGAATTGCTGTAGAGGATATCATCATCACAGACAAGAATGGTGCTAAACTTCCTGACCAAATGACACATGTAGGTGACTACTTTGTGTTTGACCAAACTGCAACTGGTGATACAGGTGTAGGTGGTGTAGGAGATGGAAACTACTATTGGAGAAAATTCAAGCTAAGAACTTCAGGAGAAATCTGGCTTTCTGCTTGGAACTTAAACCACTTATTGTTTGGTTAAGGGGGTGGGGTATATCCCCTCCCTATTTTTATTGGAGGAACTATGGAAGACATTTGTAAACAAAAGGACTGCTCCTGTGAGAATGTTGGTATTGGAGACTGTACCAAGCTACAAGAGCTAAATGACCTTCAAATTAGACCTAAAATGAGAGCTATTCTAAAAGCTGAATGGTGTAATCTACCTGAGGCTATTAGAAGAGGCTTTTATGGTGTATGGTGTGTTCTAAAAAACATCATCAACCAACTGTGCTATATCCTTACTAAGCTAGAGTGCTTAGAGTCTAAGGTAGATAAGCTCTGTGCTATTGCTAAGTGTCAGGATCAAAGAATCACAGGACTTGTGGAACACATTAAGGGTAAGATGCTAGAAAATGTAGTCTTTGGTATGAAAGGTGTAGGTACATCTGCTAATGCCTCAGGTAATGGTGACACTTTCACATCTGTGACTGTACAACAAAATGGTGACTTTGCTATTGTGTGGAACATGGTATATGCAGGTAGAGAAGTAGGTAGAGGTACTATCACTGGTAAGGTATCTCACATGTACACTATGAATGAAGATGGATCTGTTAAAGCCCACGTATCTAGAGTTGACTTTGACCAGGTTAAATATGTAGGTGATGGAGGTAGCTATGGTAACAATGCTACTTTCTCTATCCAAGACACAAATGGCAGAACTGTGTGGACTAAATCTTACCAAGCAGGATCAAGCTTTACAGAGAAACCTGGATCTATCTCTATTGGTAAGGAAACAGTACTTAGACCACAAGGGGGAAGCACAGGAGATATTTTGCTATTCAAGACACTCGACCAGTGGGATTATGACCCTACATCAAGTGATGTGAGAGCTACCTATGTAAATAACAACTCACCTCTACCTAAAGTCGAAGGCTGTGTTATTGACTGTGATAACTGCTAGGAGGCATTATGTTTGAATATTGTCCTAATTGCAGATGCAGGATAAAGTTCTATAAGGCTCATGAATGTGAGAAGATGAAGCATGACCTAGCCAACTCTGTGAAGTTAGCTGGTGATGCTATTGCCAATGGAGAAGAGTGTAAAGTAAAAGAAAATACAGCACATGGTTTCTTCAGAATATGGTGTAATATCAAGAACATTATTGAGATCATCTGTGATATAATTAAACGTATGAAGTGCTTACAGCGTAAAGCACAAAAGGTTTGTGAAGTACAGCACTGTTTAGCTGAGAGAATTGAAAGTGTCAATAGATTTATTGGTGTGTACAACTCAGATCAGGCTAGTAAACCATCTCCTGACCAATCAAATTGGGAAGCTGAGAAGAGAAGACTTGAGTCTGATTATAAGGCTAGCCTAAATGGTTATAATGCTAGAAGGGCTGAATATGAAAGAGCCTTACAAGCATACAATAATAGCAACTCTAATTATGCTTCTGCTCTTGCTTCATATAATGCTAGAAAAGCAGACTATGAGAGAAGAAAGAGAGAGTATGAGGCAGGTAACAACCAACAAGGAGGGGCTACTAAGTGGCAAGAAGCTTGGGGTACATTCCAACGTAATGGTGCACCTCTAGATGTTGCTATGGGAGGATCACCTAATGGTAGTGTCCAAGGTATTGACCTCAGTGAAGCTCACAGAAATGGTTATGGTCAAGGTATTGGGTTCACTTCTAAGAATAATGAAGGTACTATTGTAGATATCCAATTAAACCTCTTAGGTTACTCCTATGAGGCTGGTGTTGGAGGAAGACTACAAGGATGGTATGTTCAATATGGTGGTACTTATGATTGGTACTTTGATGTTTATGCCTCTATTGATGGGGGAAACAACTATGGTGTCATTCAGAAAGACATCCTCATTGCCAAACATGCTGATACTCAAAACCTTGCTTATGGACCTAATTGGCATCTATCAACTATTAAATGGAGTAAGACTTTCAACAATCTACCAAGTAACTTTACTCACTTGAAGGTTGAAGTTCGTGGAGGCAATCCAGGTGATAGACACCAAAATGTGTATACAAGGGAGCAGATTGTGAGAAAACCCTTCCCTCCATTCACTGAACAACCCCCTGTGAACAATGCTACTAAGCCTAAACCATTTAATGAGCAACCTCCTAAGAAACCTACTATTCCTCCTAAACCTGAGAAGAAAGTAGAAACTATTCCTCTCATTAAAGGTGGATGTGACCTTATGGATTGCAAGTTTGATTGCTTTATTGATGATAAATAGGAGAAATTATGTCAGATTGTATTAACTGTCAATGTGAAGAGATTGTACCAGGATCAACAGCCTGTGCATCTCTTAAAAAGCAAAATGATGACAGAATTAAACTTCATTCCCTTGTGCTAAGGGATACAACTCTTTGTGACCTACCTGAGCAAACATCTAAAGCTATGTATTCACAGTGGTGCTTCAATAAGAACATCACCTCACAGCTGTGCTGGTTGATGAATAATAGCTCAGGAGGTAAAACTTATAAAGCAGGTAAGGATATTAGTATCTCAAATGATGGTGTTATCTCATTCACAGGTACTATCCCAACACCTTCTCCTGCCTACAATGATGCTGACCTTAGGGCTGAGAATACTAGACTTAAAAATGCTTTGATGAAGATCATTAACAACCTTACAGCTAGTGGAGCTTGGCAAGGAGGTCTTGAAGGAGACTTTGTGCCTAGAAGAAATATTGCCACAGGTAATATCAACTTGTTCTCTAACACAGTAGATAGTGACTTCTTCATCCGTACTAATAATGGTAAAACAGAAAATGACTTGGCAGGAGGTATTAACTAATGGGATGTACAACTTGTAGTGGAAACCCTAACACATGGTGCACTCAGTGTATGCCTGCTGAGGACACTTGGGTAGCTCCTGTGGATAAACTACCTGATGTGTTTATGGGAGATAGAGATCACATGTATCTTCTTCCTAATGGAGACCTTTATATCCTTTCTCCTGATAGAACTAGATGGATTAAAGTGAATGGTCAAGGTGGAGGAGCTACCTATGATGATACTAAAGTTATCAATAGACTAAAAGCTCTAGAAGGTAAAACAGATAACTTCATCTCATCTGTGAATGTATCAAGAAATGGTAACAAAGTAAAACTTACTTA